TGCGGCCAGTATGCCGGGCCTATCTGCCTCACAGCGATTTGCTCGAGCAAGACAAGGCCAACAGGCCAACTTAATGCAGGCGTTTAGGGACACCGGCGCAAAAAGGAACTCGGCCAACTACTACGACTGGATGAATCAAATCCGTTCAGGCATGTTTAACAACGCAGCAGGGCAATTTGACAATCAGCTATTCCTGAATGCCTTCAACCCGTGGGCCGCGAGCCAAGCTTCCACAGGCGCGGCCAGTGGAACAAGCGGCGATGCTCTATCAGCGGCGGACCCTTACACGGTTAACGCGGTGAGTTTAGAGGACTTCACGGGCTTTAATAACTTTAATGCCTATAGCGGCCAAGCCTCTAATGCCGACGGTGTGGATACCAATTATGACGCTGAAGGCAGGCAATTGTATGCAGGAGGAGGCTACGTAAAAAAGCCTAAAGGGTTCGCGGACGGTGGTCCTGCGGACTCGATGACGGCTGAAGAGCTTACTGCACAGTTAATAGCGTTGGATCGGGCCTCTGCTCAAGCACCGCGGCCCACGGATCAAGCACAGACAGAAAGCCGCAGCATGCTCGACAATCTTAATCGTGCAATGTCTCAGGTTACGCAGCCCGTTGTCGCAGGGGTGACGGACATGACTGTTGGCCTTGGTGACTTAGCCCAGATGGGAGTTAAGGCTGCCGCGAATAAAATGGGCATTGAGACTAAGCCGTTTGTTCCTGTTGGTGAAAACATAAAGGCAAGCGTTGGCGCGGATAACGTAAGCCCGCTAAACCCAATTTACATGGCTACTCAAATAGCCCCTTTTGCAAGGGCAAAAAACCTTTTATCTGCGCTCCCTAGCGTAGGCAGGGAGACAGGCGCGTATCTTGCCGGAGAGACAGGCGCTCAAGTAGCTGCCACACAGTTCCCTAATTCTATAGCCGCGCAGATTGCGGGGGCGGTATCTGGCGACATGTCGTCTAGAAACATTCTGGATTCGTTAGATGGTAGTAACGTGCGCCGAATTACGGGCGACGAGCCTCCTATTGACGACGGACCTCTCCCAGAGGGCGAGCCGGAGGGCACGGTTCTAGGAATCTCGGACCAAAGCGAATCAAGAAAAATGTTGGATGACGTGGATGCTATTCCTCTGCCACTTGAGAACTTAGACAAAACAGAAAAAGCTGCGCTAAATAAAAGCGCGGGACGCAGCCCTAAGAAAAGGGAACTTGCTAGGTCCGCGGGGGAAGCGTTTAAAATTAACTATGGGCCGGATCAAGGATGGTCGCCGGTTACGATATTGGGTGCGGAATTCAAAGGCAACACGGCCAAAATAAAAACCAAGAAGATTCCTTACGGTTTCCAAAATCCACCAGAGGGAATGGAGCCACAACAGTGGCAACAACAGCTATCTGATGGAATTGTTAACGAAGTAGAAACTGTTGTTCAGCGTGCTGAGGCCGGAGATCAAGCGGCCCTAGACATTCTGGCTCAAGCTAATTGGTATCGCGGCATGCGGGATCAGTTACGTTCGGAATTTGGCGGGATAGGTGATGTTTTTGCTGACATCCTTGGCACAACAAGCGCCCAGACCAACGTCGAACAGAACTTCAATAACGCGGTGGAGATACTTCGCAAGTATAGCCGTGGTGATTATGACTCTGAGCTTGCTGCTTATCAGAAGCGTGTTGATGCGGGAGAGCCGGTAGACGGAAAGACTCTAACTAAGATGCACAAAGAGGGGGAGTTCCCGTTAATTACTAAAGATTCAGGCAAATTATTTAATACCAACAGCCCGTCTTCAATGGGCGCGTTGCTAGACATGTTCCGCACAGTGAAAGCAGGTGCAGCACCTAAAACACCTAACTTCACGGGTAATTTGATCGGTTTGACTAATGAAGCCACTGTTGATGTGTGGGCAGCGCGTATGCTCCGCAGGCTATCAGGCCAAGACCGCATTCCCCCTGCCGCAGAACAGGGCGTAACAGGGACGCACCGAGTAGGTTCTACCCTGTTTGAGCCTAAAGTGGGTGGAGAATTTGGATTTGGGCAAGAGGTTTTCCGTGATGCGGCAAACCGCGTAAACCAATCCGGTTCTGTTCAGCGTGTAAACCCTGACCTTGGCGCTTTGGGTCCAGATGACTTGCAAGCTATTGCATGGTTTATGGAAAAAGAGCGTTGGGCCAAGAACGGGTGGACCACTAAGAGCGGTGAAGGCGGCTCGCTAGAGTATGAAATGTCGCTTGCGGGTTCTCAGTCGCCTGAACGTGTAGCTGAATTGCGCCGTGAAGTTAATGCAGGCTTTAAGCAGCCCAAGCAGCGTAAAAACGAGACGGATTCGGCGTATGACCTCCGTGTAATGGACGCAAGAACTGCGTTTGAGGGAACAAGGCGCGCAGCTCAGAACGAATTAGCGTCATTGGCGTCACCTTTATCTAGGGTACAGTTAGGTGTAGCGGGCGAAAGGCCTAATCAGCCTATGAGTGGCTATGCACAGGCTGAACTGGCAGCGGAGTTTGACGATGTCGTAAGAGACGACCCCTCGGTATTGACCTATAACCTAGCCAATACTTACGGTTCCTTCATGGGCGACACGGAAAGGGCCTTAAATGCAGAGTTTATTGTCAGAGACAACTTTGACATGCAGCCGTTAAGAACTCGATTGATTGAGCAGGGGAAGGCTTACGACCAAGATGCAGTATTCTTGTCTCGTGTGGTTCCTGATGGCACGCCAAATGCAAGGCCCGGCGTTGAGATATACTTTAGAGAGACCATAACCCCAGAGCAAATGGCTAAGGTTACGGAAAGGCTACGTGAGAAAGGTGTAGACGGGTTTACCTATGTAACGGACATGCGATTCAATGACCGCATTAACCGCCAGACCCGATCAGGCGACCCTGAAACAGCCGGTCTAACAGGGCTAAGGTTCCAGTATGTGCCAGAATTTGACGATTCTTTCGATCCACAAAATCCTACAGAAAGCTACAATAAAGCAGAAGACTTGTTTGATAGTGTAGTAAAGGATACAATAGCTGACGGAAACGTGTCTGACGCAAGATTAACCTACTACGATACTGAAGTTTATTTTAGGGATGATTATGATGAGCAACTTAGAAACACGGTTAGCAAGGATAGAGGAAAGGGACGGGAAGGACTCCCCTCTGGCGCAAATGGTCCGCAATCAAATAGCGGCGAAAAAGTCGGGACAAAGCTTTCAGGAGATGTATCTGACGGGGTCGTACAAAAAACCCGCGCCGAAGAAATAGCCCCTGTTAAAAAATCAAGGGGCGGATCAGTAGAGCGCGTGTACAATGACAACCGCACTTACAAATAGGACAAAACCATGCCCGTAGATAAAGTCGTAAATCTGGCTCCAGTAACTGACATCATTGAAATGATGGGAGAACAGGAGCCGGATATTGAGATCATTCTCGAGGAGGATGGCAGCGCCGTTATTGAAGTTAACCAAGAAAACGACGTTGAGTTCTACAGTAACCTTGCCGAGGTTATTGACGAAACCGAGCTGAATGATATTTCCTCGGACCTACTTGCCTTGTTTGATGCAGACAAGGCCTCTAGGCAGGACTGGGAGCAGATGTACGCCAAGGGAATGGACCTATTAGGTCTTAAGATTGAGGACCGCACGCGACCGTTCCGTGGTGCTGCAGGCGCAGTACACCCAATGCTGACTGAAGCGGTAATCCAGTTCCAGTCGCAAGCGTTTAAAGAACTTATGCCCGCAGGCGGCCCTGTCCGCACTGAGACTCTAGGCAAGGAAACCATCGATAAGGTCCAACAGGCTTCGCGCGTGCAGGACTTTATGAACTATCAAATCACGTCGGTGATGAAAGAATACACGCCGGAGTTCGATCAATTACTATTTTACGTTGGATACGGCGGTTCTGCATTTAAGAAGGTCTACTATGATGAGCAATTGGGCCGCATGGTCAGCCGTCTGGTTCTTCCTGACGACCTCTATATTCCTTACAACGGGTCGAGTGTCGTTTCTGAGTGCCCAAGAATTACCCACCGCATATCGATGGACTCAAATGAGTTCAGAAAGCGCGTTGTTGCAGGTGAATACCTCGACGTAGTGGTCGATCCAGAGAATGACCCTGTCGGTGGGGACCAGATCAGATATGCAATAGATCGAGTGACAGGCCTAACTTCAAGCGGCGAGCCTGAAGAAGTCTTTTTGCTAGAGTTTCAGGTTGATTTGGACCTTCTT